CTCTTAGGAATGGTTCAACTATATTAACAAATTCAGCTCTTGTAAACTCATCATTAAATTCAAACATTGCGTTTTGAGCAGCCGCAGCAATCGCTCTTTCTATTGAAAGAAATAATCGTCTTACGTTGATTCTGTCAAAAGCAGAGTTCTTTAATAAGTGAGTCTTATCTCCATATAACATTGTTCCTTGACCAGGAATGTTTGCTATAGGATTAACATAATTTCTATAGAGTGTATCTCTTTGAGATTTTGTTGGTGACCAAACTAAATCTGTAATTCCTAGTAACTGTCCTCTACGATTTCCAGCTGGTGAAAACCATGGAGCAGCATTAGCATCTGATAGAGCCATAAGACCGGCTGTAGAAGAAGCTGCTGGAATTTTAATAAATTGGTCGTTAAATTTATCATATACTTTAAGATAGTTATTATCCACTATTAAGTATGATGAAGCAGTAAAGTCATTAGCACCTGCTACAATAGCATCAGTTTGACCAGTTGTTATATTTACAACATCATCTCTCGATGGTGATGAAACCACAACACAATCTTTTCTTAAGCTTGTAGCTGTTGCAACTAAATCATTTGTAACAGTGGTCTGATTTGTTCTAGATGTCATACCTGGAGCGATTAAGAAATCAACTTCTACAGTATCTCTGTCTTCAAAAAGATCAAACCCAGTAGCAAATTGCGTACTAGTTAATGCGCCACTGTTTGTCCCGTTAGTTAGCTTTAATTCTTTAACTACAGGAATAGTTGTTGCTTTGTAATTTTTACCGCCTGATAGACTAGCATTTGTTACGCCAGCACCAGCAGCTGATAATGAAGAATCAAAATTTAAAAAGTACACGTAGTTGGATCTTTGGTTAACTACTTTCCTTATAAAATTTGAACTTCCGTCATCTTTGACTGCATCTGGAGCTACTGAAACTGCATCATAAGCTTCAAGAACTGTTCCTTTAGTACCAGTAAATAATCCACCTGAATCTACAACTGCAAAATGACATTCATCATGCGATGAGCCATATTTTGCGGCATAGGTAGATGTTTTTGGTGCTAAATCAAAATTATTTTTATAAGTCCAGGCATTAAACGCAGATGGTGTTGCACTATCTGACGCTCCTAATAGATGGACTGCTAAGCTATTTCCTAGTGCACCTGGAAACTTACCCAGTACAGCTATTTTACCACCAAGACCATTAGGACCTTGAGCTAAAATACCAGTTTCAGCACTATCGAATTGTGATTTGTTTTTTATTAACTGCGCTTTAGTTGGATCAGAGCTACCGTCTGAGTCATAAGGACCGACTGTAGATGCACCAGCATTAAAAGCTGCAGCTGTGACTCCACGGACTACTTCTAAGCTGTTTGAATATTTCAAAAACATTGAAGCAGAGTGGAAATCTATTGTATTCGTTGAATCAGGAGAAGAAAAAGTACTTACCAATTCGCTTTCATTACTAACTTTTTTTCTTTCTTCTACTGGGCCCCAACGAAAGTTACCTACTATAGCACCTGTTGAAGTTTGAACATTAGGGACTACACCCGAAAGGTCTACTTCTTTTACTACTACCGCAGGTGATTCTGATGGAGTGAATAACGCCATTTTTTTCCCCTTTATCGAAAACTAAATTATAAGTGTTACATAACAAGAATAGTCATTCTTATATCTATTTATAAAAAATGAAAACTCATAAATCTGGGTGCATATCCGGATATTCTATGTACCACTTTTGGTTATCTTCTTGTTCTTCTAAAGTTTGTATATAATCTTCAGCATCATCTATGTGACCGAATGGTGGAAGATCATCTGTTATCTCTTTCATTTTTTGTTTAAACATCATTTGTTTAATATCAATATTAGTCATATCTGAAAAGAAATCTGTTGTCGCAAAAAATCCAAACATTACTAAATTCATCATTAAATCATCATGATTACCATCTGAAGCTTCATAAGAAGTTCCTCTAGCTTCAAAGGTAGAAATTTCCATTATTGTATGTTCATCATATATATTTAATTTATTAGTTTCTAAAATGTCTTTTACTGCAGAACAACCAAGTCTTTTAACTTTCCTAGTCATTTCAACACCGATTGCATTAGCTTTAATTGCCGACTCTACATGAACGTGTTCATATTCTAAATCATAATATAACCCATTACAGACTACTTGCCCAACATCATTTGATTCTATTATAACGTAAGCCTCATTGTACAATTTCGCATATTTATAGATAATAGTAGGGAAGAGAATAGGAGAGATAGTGTTATTGCGATACACAGCAACCTGTTCAAAAGGCCTAGTGCTAATATCGATCAAAGTAAAAGTTGAATAGTCCTGTCCTCTTCCCTTTGCAACGTCTACTGTCATAACATAATTATGTTTAGGGACAGGCTTTTTGTATATACTTAATGCTGTGCTTTCCATTCTTTCAATAGGTGTGGCTGCTTTTAATGCTAATAGAGTTTCAGTGTTTATTAAGGTATCACCGGTTCCAAAGAATGTATTACCGAATTCTTGATCAAATTGTAATTGCGATGTATTTAAAATAGTTTCTTCTTTCCATTTTGCAGTTCTTCCTGGAACATCCCACCAATCTACCCTAAAAGAGTTAAATACATTAACGTTTTGCACTGCTCCTTCCCACAATTTATGATAGGTATTTCCTATTCCATTTGCTGTGGATGTTATAATAACTTTAGTATTTGACCCAGCAGTAACAACAGGATATGTTGAAGTATAAAACTCTGCAGCTCTTTCAACAAAAGCAAACTCATCTAAATATAATAAGTTAACTGAAAGACCACGAATAGATGAGCCGGAAGTTGCTGCAGCAATAATACGAGAGTTATTACTAAATTCTATAGACCCTTTATTTAATGCTTTAGCTCCAGGCTGTAAATAAAAAGGAATATTTTCCAGCATCAATGTTATTCTTGATAGCATTTCGCGTGCAGTAGCTCCTTTATTGGCTAAGATAGCGATAGTTTTTTCTGGATTAAATAATGCATACCACAAAAGATACGCACATACTGAGATAGATTTTCCTGATTGTCTACAAGCTAAAACGATATTAAATCTATTTTTTGTAAACTGTTTAAACATTTTCTTTTGATACTTATAAAGTTCAAAATTAATCAAACCAGTGTCTAAAGAAATTATTTTAATAAAGTTTTGAGTAAAATACACTGGATCTTTCATGCATCGATGATAAGTCTTAACATCTTCAGCTTTCCAGTTTTGTACTACTCCGTCTCTTTTTACATTACTATTAGTTAGATACGTTTCTTTTTGGTGTAACATTAACAAAATCCTTATTGCCTAAAAGTCGTTGTAAATCAGAAGTTGAGCCTAAGAAAACATTATTATTTGTTGTACCATTAACTTGTTTTTGCTCATCTGTATTACTTATTTCTTTTTCTTTCTTATTTAAATCCATTAATTTATCATTAATGTCTGCCATATTTTTCATCATACCAGAAAGAACTTCAAAGGCTCTAGGATGTTCGGATTCTCTAGCAACTTCTATCATTAGCTCTAAACTATGTTTACCTTTTTCTAAAAGATCATAGTAAGTTTCTCGAGAATATTCATAATCATCTTTAATATTTTTTTTACTCATTGTTAACTCGCACTGTCAAAATTAATCACTATTGATTCATTAAATCCAAAATCACTATCCGGACTAACATTACTTGGATTCGGAGTAATTGTTATAGTTTCTATAGAAACATCGGAATCAAGTATGCCTGCTCCTTGATTATAAACATTTGAAATAGCTTTTCTAATTATATCTGACCGTTGTGTTGGTCCATAAAAATTTACTTTCATTTGAAAAGACATAGTATAAATTATTGTTCTTCTTTGTTCCAAAGTTCCTTCATAATCATCAGATAAGTTTAAGCCTTCTAATATAACCTGTATGTCTTCTTTGATATCAGGAAAGTCAGTTGGAAACGGCTTCATTGTTAAACTGTATTGAGGATTAAAGAATGGTAAAATTTGTTCTACAACTTGTAATCCATCATCTTGATTTTTTGCATATATATTTAACTGAAATCCAATATCATATGGCACTGGAACAAAAAACTTTTGTCTAGAATTCACATCTCCTATTGAAGTAGCTCTATTAAAATTAGCTATTTTTTGTAATTGTCTATTAGCATCATATGAAAAACTTGTTATTTCGAATGACATTCTTGGTAATTTTATAGCTACTTTGCTTCCAGTAGTCAAATCTGGTTGTTCATTAATTCTTTCAATAAATTTATTTTTTGGTCCATAAGATAATGGTACTTTAATTTGGCTAGTCGAAGCTCCAGATGAATTTAATCTAATTACATATAAGTTATTAAAAAGTGAGCCAAACATAGCTACACATTTTCTTACTTTTTTATGATAAAAATGGTTTCCAAACATATTACATATCCGATGGATCGCCGAAAGGATTTTCTTCGGAGAAGTCTAAAAAGGTTGTACTTACAGTGTCAAAGTCACTATTTTGATTTAATGCTTGAGCTAATTCTTCATTAACAGCTGTTATAGTTCTAGTAAATCTATTTAATTCAATACCGGTTGAATCTAAGGATGTAATATTTCCAGCTGTAAACATATGAAATTTGCCATCAGTGGCACTAAGATGGGTAACTTTTACTATATTAGTAGAGTCATTATATTCAGTTATTTCTCCAGTTAAACTAACAGTTCCTAATGCACTATCTGAAAACTGTTGTCTTATATCATTTCCAACAATAAATCCTATTGCACTAGAATCCTGCAATGTAAGAGCTACTTCATATCCGGTTTTTTCTACATTATCAATAGATACAATATTAGTATCAAGATCTTCGCCGCTATATTCAAATAACTCACAAAATAATCTATATACTGGAACATTTTTCAATTGATAAAAAGGAGACTCATGTTCAACTCTTTGAATTTGAAATAACTTTTTAGCAAATGGTAAATATATAAGATCGCCTTCTAAAGGTCTTACTGAAGTAATTTCACTATCATAATGTTTTACTTGAGATGACCATCTTTTTCTTGCTACAACAAAAGTAGCTTGGTCTCTGATTTCTACTCCAAATTTTGTAAAGATATCTCCTTCACCGTCAAAACCTTCAATATTTTCTATGTACATTTCTATTTTATGTGAAGAATTAAATCGTGATGCAGCATCGTCTTTAAATACGTCATCTAAATTTACAATGTCTCTCGGAAGATAATAAACATCTTGGCCATACATCTTTATAGATTCTATAACTATAGATTCATATAAATCTTGTTCTGATTTTACACCTTGTTGAAAATAATAATTTGTGGCCATACATTATCCCACAAAAAAATCTGGTGGCAATTCGTGTTCAACTCTAATTCTTTCTCGTAAAGCTACAATTTCATTAGTAGCATCATCATATAATTGTCGACCATTTAACTGCACTCCTCCTGGTAGTTGCATTCCATCAAATTTTATTAAGTTAGATCCCCATTGTTGTTTAATTAATGCTGTAGTATATTCTTTTAACCACATATCATTAAAAACACTAGTATGAGTAGTTGGACTGATAATACTATATACCTCAGCTACAATATAATCTCCAGCTTGAATATCTTTATCAGCAAAATCTCCATGAATATATAATCTATTTTGTCTTCTAGAAAAGTTAACAATTGGCGCACCGTTTAAATTCATATCTAATAAAGCTAAGTATTGTTGGATCTGTTCGTAATACGCAAGATCGCCCGTGAATGTAGCAAAATCTGCTAAATCATTCAACATCATTTGATATTTGATATCAAAAAAATTTCTAGATGTATTAAATGAACTGCTTAAAGCAAACATTTTTGATACTTGAATAATATCAGTAGAAACAGAGATATATTCATTAGTTACATCAGTACCAGTTATTTGATGTTTCATGTAACCTTTTACTGTAGCATCAGAGTGAAATTCTTGATAATATTCTAAAGCTTCATCAACACGATCTTCAGCCTGCTCTTCATCTATATTGACTTCGATAACAGGTTCACCTAATCTTCTCTTACAATAGTCTATTAATGTTGTTTTGGAACTTGGAGCAGCCATATTATAACCTAGAGTTTTTTATTATTATACTCTATTTATAACATTTTTAATCTTATAGTTTATCCATCTCTGCTTTTATTTGTGACCATGTAACACCAAACTTACTTGGATCATCTGTATAAATTGCACCACCGCTATCATCAGCACCAGTAACTTTTTTAAAACCAGCTTTAAACTCTGCTTCATTAGTTGGCTCATCACCTTCAAATTTATATTCTTTTACGTTGAGGTTAATTAGTGCTTGCATAAATTTATCTGTATCTTTATCACTCATGTTGCGAACTCCATTATCATTATACTACTTACACCACCAGACCCACTTGCACTACCTCTACCTCTGTTAACGTAAACTGTTGATTGATTGTACATTCTAATTCTGTATTGATTTGTAACTCCAGCAGCTAAAGTTGGAGCATCTATAAAAGACCCACTTCTATGAAATACATCATGTGCATTTCCGTAAGCTGGAGTTAAACCTCTACTTGGTGCCATTGGAACATCAGTACCATAAACTCTTCCAGTTGTAGTTCCGGGCGAACCAGCAATTTGTCTAGTTAAACTACCATTACCACCAACATAAGCATGGGTGCTACTAGCCGTTCTTAAACCAAAAAGATGTATATCATGGCTATCCATATTATTATCTTCTGCACTTACACCATGACAAAAATACCACTGTACAAGAAACTTAGAGTTAAGTCTTTTCGTTGTTACTGTATGATTTAAAACATCATGACCACTACTAGATGTTGCTGCGTAAGATGTACTATTATTTAGTATCATGTGTTCAACTTGAAGAACAGCACCAGTAGGCATATTGCCAGCAGTTACTGGAGTTAGCTTAGTTTGTGCTATAGCCGCACTAGCATTAATATCGGCATTAACAATATCTAAAGAAGCTAGTTTAGCCTTAGCTATAGCTGCACTAGAATTAATCTGAGTATTAGTAATACTGTTATCTGTAATACTTGCTGCTGTTATCTTTGATAGTGCCATATTATTATCCTCTTAAGCTACTTGCATTACAGAAAAGTGACCAGCTCCTGCTAGCCAAGAACCTCCCCACCAATTAGCATAAGCTTGTAACCATACTTTATTTCCTACTGCAAGATCTGCTATAGCTGTTACATTACCAGTAACAGCTGTTATATAGCCATTACCAGAAACAAAATTTGATTCTGTACCATTTATTTGTGTTCCACCATTAGCTGCATTACCAGTAGTATTTTTTACTAATCGTAAACCCATGTTTGCCATTTTTCCTGTAGAGTTAACTTCAGCAATACTGCCTGCATGAATTAAATATCTACCAGCTACTGGACAAGTAAATACTCCACCATTGTTATTATCAGTTCCTTCTTGTCCATTAAAAGCGTTATTAGTATCTATTACTTCATTTGCAAATTCTACTGCTTCCCAAGCACCAGCAGCAAATCCACCATTATTAGTTGTACTATTTGCATAAACACATACTGGTGTTGCAAACTTAGTTCTTGCTATAGCTGCACTAGCATTAATATCAGCATTTACTATATCTAATGATGCTAGTTTAGTTTTAGCTATTGCAGCACTAGTATTAATCTGAGTATTAGTTATCGTGCCACTAGTAATATTAGCAGCTTCAATTAATCCACTTGATGCTGGTCTAAATCTACTTAGATTCCTTGCTCGGCTCATCTTCTTTCTTTGGTACCTCTTCCTTAAGATCTCTTGTAAAAGCACTCTGTGATGCTAACAGTTGATCTAATCTCATTCTTGATATATTTATCTGATTTTGTAGATCTCTCAACTGAGCTACACAAACTTTAGCTCTATCTGAAAGACTGTTTACTTCATATTCTACTTCGTCTATTACGACCTTTTCAACTTCATTATTTTCCATTATTTTACTTTCTTTTGTTATTATCCTACTAAGTATCCCCTCCAAAAAGAGTATATTCCACTATGTATTCTTAGATTAACACTATTACTGCAATATACTCTCAGTTGAACATATTGATTTGCTGTTAAGTACATGGCTCCACCTACATGAGGAGTTTGAAAACTATAGTCCCCGACAGATTCTCCAGCAGAACTTGAACCACTACTATTATAACATTCTATATACTTATAGGGAGATCCTGTTGCTCTTCCATTACCACCACCTATAGAGAAAAAGTATATTAACCAATTCACACCTGAACTCGGAACTGTCAGACCTGTCAGAATATCAGCATCAAAACGATATAACCCACTAACTGGAGCAGTGAATTTACTATTAGCTAAGTCGAAATGACTTCCTACATTTTCATCTACACCACCACTATCAAAACCGACTACTGTTGAAACGCTTGCTGTGTTACTTGCATTTATGATTTGTTCAGCTCCAGTTCCGGAAGGTTTTCTATAAATTCCAAATCTAGGTCTGGCAGGATGTACTACTTCTCCTCCAGAATGTATTTCCATAGCTTTAGTAGAACCATTATTTCCTACGTAGAATAATTGTTTTCCGGCAGCTTCATAATTAGTTAAATATAAGTCATCCTCATAATAAGATACTCTCCCACCGTCTGTAGAGTTTGCCGTTCCAGATGTATTATTTTGTAATTGTATACCGGCCTCAGTAGAAGATTGTATATTTAGTCTCTGATGTAATACAGGATTAGGACCAATACCCATCTTCTCAGAACCTAGTAATATTACATCGCTGTTATCACCTCTGAACTGTATCTTCTCTGTCTTTAATGTACTTGTCATATTATTCTCCAGGTAACTTTT